CAACTCCGACGTGCTTGAGACGACCGTCGCGGATCATGTCACGGATGAGATTCACCCATGGGTCGTTGCTCCGCGGAGCCTCTTGGTGTTCCGTGCACGGGCACGGGTATCAACGCGAGCTGCACGGCGAGCCAATCTCATACCACGTGTGATACACAACGTTTACACGTCAATTCCGCCACCGAGTTAGAGAAGACGCGTGCCTCTTGAGAAAATGAAGTACTATGTCATTCACTACCCGAAGCGCCCAGAGCGTAAAATAAACCTTCGCGTCCAGTTTGTCGAGCACGGCATCTCGCCCGATGACGTGACGTGGGTCGAGGGCCTGAACAAGGATGATCACTTTACCAAGTGGGTCAAGGTCAGGACCAAGTCGCCCATGCCGCTCGGTCAGATGGCCAGTGCCGTCAAGCAGTACTGGATCATGCGTGACATTGTCGATCGGGGCCTGGACGAGGCGATCATCCTCGAGGATGACGTCGTACTCGACCCCGAGTTTGACAAGCTGGACCCGTCGACGTTTCCGCGCGACGTCGGTCTCTTGCGTCTCGGCGCCGGCGTCCACGTGCTCGAGTCCTCATTCCGCGTGAATGTCAAGCCGGACGCGGTCCAGACGATCGCAATCAACAATCCGGGTGGATGCGAGGCGTTTTGGGTCTCCAAGCAGTTTGCCGACGAGTACTCTTCACAGGCCAATTTTGACTACTCGATCGACATGGCCCAACACGGGTTTCTGATGAGCAAGGGCAGGCCGCTCATGCTTCGCTATGTCGCACACCAGACGTCGATCGGCGTCGGTGGCGACTCGACAACCGGTCAGTGTACCGGCGATTGGCGCAAGTACGTCGAGACCTTTGGCACGCTGACCAAGTACAACTTTCAGGACTTGGTCGAAGAGTACCGAACCAAGATGACGATCATGCACCCGCAGAAGGGTCACGGGTTTGCAAATACGCTGATGCACCTGGCTGATTTTTACAAGGATCGTACCGTGCTTGACGGCGTCGTTCACGATTCGATCGGTGATTACGAGCTCGGACGTTGGCTCACCTTCAAGTTTCCGACGACGAGTATGACGGGCATCAAGACAGTCTACGAGCCCAAGATTTTCATCAATCAGCACACGATCGAAAAGGTTTACCCGATGGTACGTTTCCTCATCGAGCCGTCGGGCGAACTTCAGTCGGTGCTCGATGAACACGCCGCGCTCGTCGATCGCGTGTCGGTCGGCATGCACATTCGCCGTGGAGCGAGTGCATCCGATTCACGTGTCGTGGTCGAGGCGGACACCGAGACGTTTGCAAACGACAGGGCGGTTGCACAGTTCAAGTCGATTGCCGAAAACTTTGGACCGGTGTTCCTCGCGAGCGATTCCCCCGAGACGAAGAAGAGTTTCTACAACGCTCGGACGCTCGCGACGACGATTGCGGTCGTGCACGGCAATTGCCCGGACGCACCGACGAAGGATCGCCGGAACGTCTTTGTGGACTTTTTTCTGCTCGGAAAGTGCCCCAAGGTTTTCATCACCGGGGGCAACTTTCCGGCTCACCCGGGCATGTCAACATTCGGTCTCATGGCGGCCATCTACGCCAACGTCCCCTGGGAGATGATTTCAAACTGAGTAAACTCTTCAAAGCCGGCTGAGCACTGTGCACGAATGTGCCGGTGCAGAAACGTCTTTGGCTTGGGACGTAGCCGAAACAGCTCGACGAGCCACGCAAACGAACTGTCGTAGCCGTGGTATTCCTGAGCACGCTCGATGAGCGTACAATAGTCAAAAATCGTGTCCGACTCGACCGGGAAAAGCCCCCGACCGATTCGTACGATTGGCAGGTCCGTCTTGACCGTGATGGGTGCGTAGCGCGACGGGTCGTCATGCACGACGACGTAGCGATCCGTGCCGAGCTGATCGACGACCCGACGGTAGAAAAACTCTTCGCGATCCCGTGACCGGAGCATGAAAAACTCGTCCCGGAGCATCTTCGGGCTCAGATGTGCGTTGGCGTAAAAGGCGTCGCACCACGGCTTGACGGTGTCCCAATCCTGGCGACCCGTGAAAATGCCGGTACGGACAACCATGTGCTCGTAGAGCGCCTTGTTCCATGCATCCTTGTCGTCGTCGACCGGCGTGATGGTGAGTGCCGGTCCGAGATCCCGGAACATGTCACGGACGCTCTCGACGTACTGCTTCTTGACATATGTCACGACGTCGTACGTCTTGGCAAAGTGGCGAATCATGCCGTTGCACACGAGATGGTCTCCCAGACCCATGTGCGTCATGACAGCCATGCGATTACGCTTCTTCGACTTGTACTCGGTGTACTGCTTCTCCTCGGCGATTGTCGAGTTTTCGTTGATGACGCGCTTGATGGCTGCCCGGCGATCGTTCGTGTGATAGACGAGCCGGGCCAGATGGACGAACGTCGGGCCGAAATCACCACGTGTCTCACACAGACGAATCTCATTCTCGACGTCCCAGATGATCTTGTTGACTTTGTAGAGTTCGTCGATCGGTGCCGTGAGGTGCGGCTCGAGCAGGGCCAGTTCGTTGGCGACGTGCTCGCGTTTCTTGTCGTCGGTAAAATACTCCGCCTTGATTTTTAGGATAGAGACGCGATCAGCGACATCACCGGGTGATACTTCGATGAGCACCATATAAAAGGAATACCGGTATTCCTTTTATATGGGTCAGGTCAATCTTGACACGTCGTTCGGACGCGCCATCCGTGACATTTGTAGTCGCCCGGATGTCAACGTCTGCGTCGACATTGGCGCATGGAACGGTCTCGGGACGACACAGTGCATCGTCTCGGGCCTGTCGTCCAAAAAGTCGGGCCACGTGTACAGCTTCGAGGTGGATGACATTATGTTTGCCAAGGCGGAGAATGTGTGGCGGGGCAACTCGCTCGTGACCCTGCAAAAGGCACGCCTGGCTGAGACTATGCTGACGCACGCCGAAGTTGAAGCCAGTCCAAACTATTCAAACATTTCGAGCGCCGATTGGCGTACGTGGTATGCGGGTGAGCATGCCAACTTTGAAAAGACGACGATCGGCACTTTGCCTGACACGGTCGACTTTGTCGTCATCGACGGCGGTGAGTTTTCCGGCCCGGGTGATTGGGCGGCGGTCAAGACGAAGAATCCAAAGTACGTGGCGCTCGACGACACGTTCACGGTCAAGACGGACTCGGTCCTACGCGAGATGCTCGCCTCGGGCGAGTGGATGGTTTTGTATGACGGAAACGACCGGAACGGATGGTCGATTCTGCGCAAAGACGGACTCGCGCTGGACGACGAGGTTGGGGTGTCCGAACCGAGCGTGACAGATGCCGGGAATTGAAATGTACGGCACGTCGGCGTACGTCGCTAAAAACTCTTTGGGACACCGCACGATCGGGATACACCCACACACCTGAGCTTCCCAGAATCGGTGCGTATCGATCCCGTTTCCCATGGGACACATGACGTACTTGTGAGTCGCCATGGTTCGCATGTACTCTTCGAACGAAACTTTTGGTCCTGCGGACGTGGCAAAGCAGTTGCGCTCGTGTGGATTTGTCGCCGGGCTAAAGTTTGTATAGACGGTTTCAGCCTTGGGTGTGTCCCGGAGTTGTTGACCGTACCTCGTACAAAAGTCGAGCTTCGACGGCGTGTCCTCGAGACCGATCGGGAGATGCTTGAGCTTGGGATGCACCGTGCACACGTTTTGGGCATACCACTCGACGATGTTCGGCCGGTCGAAAAGACTGCGAATCTGATCATCGCTCATGAACGTGCTCGGCGAATAGTCGCTCAGGCCAGTCACGAGCGTATGTCGGGGAAGCCCCCATGATTGTGCGACATAGTCGGCGAGATAGTCCGTCTTGACAAAGAGTCGTTGGCCGGCTATTATCGGATGAGCCGGCCACACCACGTCACACATGTCACGGTGGCTCGCCTGTGTCACGAACATCTAAAACAAAAGCGAGTCTTTATTTTAGATGTTGGTCGACTGTTTCATGTTCTACAACGAGCTCGATGTGCTCGCACTTCGACTCACTTTGCTCGACCCGTATGTCGATCGGTTCGTGCTCGTCGAGTCGGAGGTGACCCATGCCGGTACACCCAAGGAGCTCATTTACGAAAAGAACAAGGATCGGTACGCCGAGTGGGCCCATAAGATTACGCACGTGGTGGCGCGAAACATGCCAACCGACGAGAATCCGTGGTCGCGCGAAAAGTACCAGCGCCACTGTTCGCTGGACGGTCTTGAAGGTGTACCCGACGATGCGACCGTGATGATCTCTGACGTGGATGAGATTCCAAACATGACCGTGGCCAAGATGCTCAACGGTCGTACGACGACGTGTCACATGCACATGTTCGAGTACTCGTTCAAGTACACATTCACTGGCGAACCGTGGTTCGGCACGGTGATGACGCACGCACGCGAGTACCGGACGCTCGGACCCAACTTTTTCCGCGATCATCGGTGGCGGTTCCCTCATGTGCCGTACGCCGGGTGGCACCTGAGCAGCTTTGGTGACGCGAAGCACATCGACACCAAGCTTCACACGTACGCCCACGCCAAGGATCCAGGTCGGCACGAACACCAGACGATCGACGACTATGAGCGTTTCATCAAGGAGGGGACCCACCACGACGGTCGTACGAAACTCATTCTGACGCCGGCCGATACGGTCATGCCCCCTGGTTGGGGACGACTGTAATCATCCGAAGTTCCTCGTCGCACGACACGGGATCCGTGCCACACCAGCGCGCCTTGAGACGCAAAAGGCGTTGAATCTCATCAACGTCGAGCCAACGCAAAAACTTGCGCTTTCGTTCGACGTTTTTGAAAGGCATCTTGTCGTCGAGCAAGCCCTGACACACGGGCCACGTCACGGCACGCAGTTCACGCAACTCAGCCTCGTGGGCGTCGAGCCGAGGCAGAATCACTTCACGCAAAAGGCGCGTGCCCTCGTTGTCCCACATGGATTAAAAACGTCCCGAAAGTTTAGATGATGAGAGCGCTATGGGATCTCCATCGCATACCGACCAAGATGACCTACTGGCAAAAGCTCCGGTTCGTGTACATGCTCGCGCTCATGCTCACCCCACGTGACCAGCCCATGATCCCGCGATACATGCCGTACATCGAGGACGAGCCGTTGTTCATCGATACAGACGAGTACCCGATCGAGCCGTTGGCATATACGGCGCTCAAGGTGGCTGATCTCGTCGCAGGTGTTAAAGGCTTGGAGACGTATTAAAGATATATGTCGGTAGCGGCTATTGTCACCGGGGTGACTGGTCAGGATGGTTCCTATCTGGCCGAGTTCCTGCTCGATAAGGACTATGTCGTGTACGGGTACGCCCGGTACGCCAGCGAGTCGAAGATGGAGCGTCTCTCGAAGGAGGTCCGGGACCACCCAAACTTTCGGATCGTCCGTGGCGACATGACTGATTCGCTACGCATCACGATGCTCGTCAAGGAGCTGGCCGACAATCCGATGTGGTCTCGGATCGAGGTGTACAATCTGGCGGCTCAGTCGCACGTCAAGGTTTCGTTCGAGCAGCCCGAGTGGACGTCGAACGTCAACTCGCTCGGGGCGCTTCGTTGGCTCGAGGCGATTCATCAGACGAGCGACGATCGTTTCCGGTTCTACCAGGCTGGTACGTCCGAGATGTTTGGCAAGGTGCAAGAGACGCCCCAGACGGAAAAGACGCCGTTTTGGCCTCGAAGCCCCTACGGCGTCTCCAAGGTGTTTGCCTACTGGATCACGAAAAACTATCGCGAGGCGTACGGCATGTATGCCTGTACCGGCATCCTGTTCAACCACGAGTCGGAACGTCGCGGCGAAGAGTTTGTGACGCGCAAGATTACCAAGGCGATCGGAGACCACAAGTTTCCGATCCGGCTTGGGAACCTGGATGCGAAGCGTGACTGGGGTCACGCCCGGGACTATATCGAGGCGATGTGGCACATGCTTCAGTTGCCGATCGCGAACGACTATGTCGTCTCGACCGGCGAGACGCACTCGGTTCGCGAGTTTGTCGACATTGCATTCAAACACACAGGCGTTTCCATCGAGTGGACCGGTACAGGTGAAGACGAGGTTGGTATCAACGCACTCACCGGTGATACGATGGTGATGATCGATCCGGCATTCTACCGGCCGGCCGAGGTGGATGCGCTCATCGGTGATTCGACCGCGTTCCGTACGCTGTCCGGGTGGACGCCCGCGATTGATTTCCCGGCACTGGTCGAGCGCATGGTTCGGCGCGACACTCACGCTGATTAGATGGCTTAAAGTATTCGGGGTCAGTTCATGCAATGGCTGCCGTTACCATCACCTCCAAGTTTATCAAGGCGTTCGTGCCCTCGAACGAGAGCCACGTCAAGTGGCTCCAGAAGATGACGATCATGGCTGATACGCTCGGCGATGCCAAGCGTCATCAGCAGCTGGTTCGCGAAATTCAGTCAAATCCCATGGGTGTCAAAGTGAATGAGGTGGAGGCGCTCGATTGGCCTCACATTCACTTTGTCATTGCGATGGCATATTCCAAGGCGGTCTTGTCCGGGAAGGCGTACATTCCCATGGCGCCCGTCGCTGAAGAGGAGTGAGGTCATTCCTCGTCGAGCCCGATCTCCTTCACGAAACTCGGAAGGGCGTAAAGCTCGGCAATCTTGAGCGCATAGAGCTCGTCCGGTATGCTTAGCTTGATGACATCACCCGACAGCTTGTACTTGTTGTACGACTCGTTGAACTCGTTGAGTACGATCAGATCGAGGTATGCGTCGACACAAAACACCTGGAGCGAATCCATGCTCCATGAGCGCACCTCAATCAGACTATTTTCCTCTAGGGGATTTATCTTCCCGCCAAAAAGACTGAATGCATTGTCCACCATGAGAACATCCGGCCACCTCTTCTCCTGTTTGACATGTCGCTCGATCATATACGCCATGAGCGTCGCATCCCCTTTGCGGCGAAAAGCAACCGTCGCCGTCTTGACACGCTGATCGTCGAGCCGCCACGCGAAAACGTCATTTGAGCCGGAATGGAGCGTGAACAACTTACGACCTCCGTAAGTTGTTCGAACCGGCGCAAGTCGAGGTGGTTTTGTAATGACGGCCGCCATCTTGTTAGGGTAGCCCGGGATTTTTCTAAGCCATGGGGGGAGTGGCAGTGCTGGTCGCCGCCTTAAGCTGAGCTTCCATTGAGGCAATCTGTGCAGTCATTTGCTGTTTCATTTTCGGATCGGTCATGTTCATCATGTCGAGTTTCATGTTTTCGATCACGGCGCTCGAAACCTGAGTCGAAACGGTACACGCCCCGGTCGTTGCCGACTTGACGTAGCCTGGCTTGCACGTCGAGCGACACGGTCCACCGGGTTCACGCATCACAGTCGCATTAGGATCGGCCGTCTGACACGTGACGAGGCAATTGCTCGCCTGAGTGTACGACGTCAGAATGTCACCCGGGGGCACCGGCGGGCACGGGTCGAGGTTTTCACGCCGGCGCATGAACACGACGATGATCAGGGCAATGATTGCGAGAACCGCGACGATGGTTGCGACATGCCACTTTTTGAGCTTGAACGTCATTTAATGATGATCAAGAATTTAGTCCACGGCTCTAGTCCTAGTGCCCATCGGCACTAGTCCTCATCGTCAGCACCCGCCAGACGACTCCAGAAGCTCGGTCGGAAGACACGCTGAGCCGGTTCGGGCTCGCGTACCACCTGCACGGGCGCCTTGGGCTCCTCTGGTTCCGGCTCGGGCTCACGTACCGGTTCGGGCTCGGGCTCGGGCTGTTCCTCCTTTTCCAGACGTTTCAATTCGTAAATGATATCCATGAGGTTCATATTCTCACAGATATCATCGGCGTCACCGGATCCTCGTGCAGCCACGAGCATCTCGGCAAAGGCACGCTTCGGTTTAGTCATCCCTGTTAAGTTCGGAGATAAAATGGCGTTTTATGCGACGCATGAAGCGCCTTGGGAAAGTCTGGATTGTTGAGGATGCACTCCCTGATCAGAATCCATAGATCCTTACGGGCCGTGATCCCCTCGAGCGTGTCCCAGATCATCGCCGTGTTTTCGTCGTGATTCTTTTTGAAAGGCACCTGGGACGTCTCCATCTTGTTTTTCTCCTCGTTGAATCGTTGGATCATATACTTTTGCTCGATGGCGGTCGTGGGAAGGTCGAGGACGTAGACGTGGTAGACACTTACGGTGTCGGCGTCAGCCTCGGTATCCCCTGGACCTTTGTAGTTGGTCGTGAACCGAAAGTACGTGTACGAGCCGCTCTTGACGTCGATGATCCCCCTGGTCTCCTCGTGAAGTTCACGGATGGCACACCGGAGGGGGTTGTACACTTCACGCCGTCGACACCCGCCCGTGACAAACGTCCACTCTTTGTACCGGCGATCATGGACGATGAGCATATGAGGGCGGTCACCGATCATCGTCACCGGGACCGCTATCGCTTTGTGCCTCTCGCGAGGACCTTGCGGAGATGTAGACATTCTCCGACTCTACTGTAGACTCGTCAAAATATTTGGACATTGTACGCGTACTCGGATTGTACGTGATGAGAAAGAGTAGACCAATGAGCACGAGCCACTTCCAGATCTGCATCTACTACGTGAAGCGAGATTTATTCTGTGCCCGCTGATTGCCAAAGAAATCCCCATTTGCATCTATGGTTGCCTGGTATTGTACAGTCCAGTTACCGCTGCCACCACCCGAGTCCAAGTACTTATTATCAAATACGTTAACCAACCAAACTCCATATACTTGGGGTGTTTGTCTGTAAAAATAAAAGTCCCATGTTATCCATTGTGGATTGGCGGCTATGTTAATACTCGAGTTGGGATAGTTTGTGAGTGCCGTGTTCACGAAATAATTAAAGCCGGACCCGTCAAGTTGACCAACAAGTGCCCATCCAACATAACCGCCAAAGTTTGAAATGATCCGATTGAGCCGATAATTGTAAGTTAATCCAGCGTTACTACTCTGATTGGTTGCTGTCGTACCGAGACGGAGGAACCCGCCCGTGGTTATACCCGTTGTCCAGTGTTTGTTCGTCTGATTAGAGGCTTTATAAGGAAAGTCGATATAAAAGAGATCTCCAGGGGATACGGTGTCATTCCAGTTGGTAATTATATAAGGGTACGCCATTACGTATAGGTCTATCGCCGTCGAACCACCCGCGTTCGATGCGGTGACTCTTATGATTCCAAATGACGCTTGAGTACCCCCATCAAATATACCCCCTTGATTTAAAATAAGAGTTTGCTTAGTCGAATTATCCACCACGTAGCCCTCCAGTGGATACTGGGAATTTGTTATATCTACACCAGTCGAACTGTAACGCTTGCCTCTTGTCGCGACCGATGGTCCGACAAGTGCATAGTCCCAACTGAGATTAGTTCCGGCTGTCGCGAGTACACGGCCAATTTGCACGGCGCCGAGCATTGTATTCAGGTTAATAAAATCGCCCAGTTGATTAACAAGTACAGGCTTGACATTTGCTGCAACGACGAATGCCGTATCACCAGTTCCGGCTGCATTTGTCGCCCTGACTGTAACTGTATCACTTGTTATAACTGTACCCTGTGCTATACTTATGTCGCCGCTTGACGAATTGATCGAGATACCGGCTGGTCCCGAAACAATCGACCATGAGACTGTACCGGCCGCCTGCGAGTTACTTAGAGATGCGGTTACAAATGAGTAACTAGTTGTCGTATCGAGAATGGGGAAGGTTCCGATATCGTTTACGGTAGGTGCGACGTAATAGAATGTCGAGATTTGGAAGTTCTCCGTGTTTGTAGACCCGACTGAATTTGCCGCCGTAACACGGAAATTACTGGGGCCGACCTGCGTCGTCTGTGCGATACGCACAGTCACACTCGTATCTGACGAATTGATGAGCGTTATGGATGCCGGTATGGCCGAACCGTCCATGTATGTCATGCTCCATGTGATGCCTGTTCCACCGCTCGTCTGTGAAACCGTAAATGTTTGAGCCGACGTCGTCGTGTCGAAATTTTGACCTCCGGGTGTTGTCACGACGGGTATCTTGTTCGCCGTGACGCTGAACGTACTGGACGACGATCCGATACTATTTCCCCCAGTGACGGTTATGCTTGACGCTGCAAATATACTATTCACTGCGACCGCGATGATAAACTGAGTGTTCGAAGTGCTCGAGGTCGAAGCCCCTGTCGGATACGCGGGGGTGTTCCATGTTAGCGCAGGGCTTGTTCCGCCACTGTTTGTCACGGTGATCGTCTTGGCGGTCGTCGTGTCGAGAAACAGTGTTCCGGGATTTGACAACGACGGTGGATTTCCAGCCGTGACGTTAAATGTTCGCGAGGCTGGAGCCCCCGCCCCGTTGGTTGCAGTCACGGTGATGCTCAACGCTGGTGTAATCTGTGAACCTAGGGCGACTGAAAAATTGAGTCCACCGACCGTTCCCGCAGTCGTCGCGACGACCGAGTACGTGATACCGTATGCCAGGAGCGACGCTGCATTGGGTGATGTGGACCACGTGATTTGATTTGGGGCCGAGAGTACAGTCTGATAGACACTGAACGGCTGGGCGGTCGTCGTCGTGTTGAGAGATTGATCAGCGACAGAATTGATGATTGGGAGCGCCGGTGCGTAAATCGAAAAAGTCACACCGCCTGAAGACATGCCGGCGCGATTCGCCGCGCTGATCGTGACTGATGTCGCAGGTACGACCGTTACACCAACACCGAATGTCGCGACCAGCTGCGTGTCGCTCTCAGAGACAGATATACCTGCCGGATACGTCCATACGATGGTGTCCGTATTTGCCGCCGCGACCGTCTGAGCGATCGTGATTGTTTTTTGGGAAGCCGACGTGTCGAGGATGATGGTACCGCCGACAGGCGCCGGACTCGGTGTTCCGAGGGCGGGCGTCTGCGGCGTAAACACGTCGTACGAGATTGCTGTCGCCGCCTTCCCAGCTGGATTGGTCGCATTGTTTGTTCGGGCAAATGCTGAAGCGGCCGGACGCAAAACGGCCAATAGACCGATCGTAAACGTCAGGGTCGTGTTGTTCTCGGTCGTCTTGGTGACTCCAACCGGGAGGGACCCTGTCCCTGACCACGTGATCGTTCCCGTGTTTGTCGCCGTCTGCGCGATGGTCACGGTCTTGGACGACACCGTGTTGTTGACGTAGACACGCGAACCGACGATCGATCCGGTTGATGTTGGCCCAGTGATGACTGGTGGTGTAGGCGTCGTCACGACGAATGACCGCGTGCCAACCACACCAACTGGGTTGGTCGCCCGAATCGTAAAGGTTGTCACGGTAAAAAACGTCGACTGTGCGATTGTCAGTACGCCCGTCGAAGAATTCATCGTAACTCCGGTTCGCGTGGTTGTGTACGTCCACGCGAGCGTTCCGGTGAATGACGCCGTGTTTGTGAATGTGAACGGCTGAGCCGCGGTCGACACGTCGATCGTCTGAGGTGACGTGGGCGCGCTCGTGTCGACGACCGGTGGTGCCGGCGTCGTCACGTTCATGGCCAGCGTACCGAATCGACTGACTGCGTTGGTCGCCCGGACCGTGAATGTCGTCGCAGTGAAATAGGTTCCCTGCGCGATTGTCAAGAGACCGGTCGATGAGTCGATCGTGACACCGGACGTCGTTGGCGAGTATGTCCATACGACGGTGCCGACGATCGGGGTCGATTGTGTAAACTGGATCGACGTCGGGGTAGATGACACGTCACGTGTCTGAGGAGACACGACGAGTGATGTCACGGTCGGAACTGCGGGTGTCGTTACGGACACCGATCTCTCGTCGAACACGCCAACCGGATTGGTTGCCCGGATCGTAAACGTCGTCGCCGTGAAAAACGTCCCCTGATTGATAGTCATGTCACCCGTGCTTGAGTTGATCGTGACACCGACAATTGGCGTTCCCGTGAGCGACCACACGAGCGTACCAGTGAGCGACGCCGTGTTTGTGAACGACAATGTCTGTAGAGACGCCGACACGTCGATTGTCTGAGGTGACGTCGGGGACACGGTGTTTACGACGGGCGGAGCGGGTGTCGTCACCGTGAAGGATTTCGACGAGGCGGACCCGACCGAGTTGGTCGCCGTGACTGTGAACGTTGTCGCCGTAAAGTACGTCGCCTGGGCAATCGTAAAGAGACCGGTGGTCGAGTTGATGGTGACACCGGAGGTCGTCGGCGAGTACGACCACACGATCGGCAAGGCATCAGTTGCCGATTGGGTCGCGGTGATTGACGTGTACGCGGCCGACGACACGTCGACAGTTCGAGTCGCGGGCGACACATCATTGACAGACGGAATGCGTGGCGCAAACGCATTGAACGTCGTGCTTGTTGAATTTCCGATCGGGTTTGTCGCCGTGATGACGAACGTCGTCGACGGGTGAATCACGCCGGTCGGCTGAGTAGGAACTGTCAACGTGAGTGATGTGTCCAACGGCGCCTTTGTCGTACTGCCCGGAAGGGTCGTCGGGTTGGTCGTCCACGTGATGGTCCCCGTGTATGCGGGATTGATCGTCTGCGGGATGACGATCGTCTTGGCGCCCGTGTACGTGTTCAGTGAGATTGTACCAGACACGGGTAGAGGCACGAGCGTCCCGATGACTGGTTTGACAGCCGCGCCGATATCAAACTGAATTTGGGATTCGAGCCCGCCGGCCGATCGAGCGAGCACGGTAAACAGTTGTCGCGTCAGGTATGAATTGACCGCAAATGTAAAAATGGTTTGACTGTCCGTCTGGGTCGTGATACTCACCCCGGCCGGGTACGACGACGGTGTGACGGTCCACGTCACGGGACCGGTGAGTGCCGGACTGTAAATCTGGGCGATAGTCACCGTCTTTTGGGTCGTCGTGTCGAGCAATTGAGGATCCCCCGGACTTTGAAGCTGGACGATCGACGATGCGCCGACGTTCAGGATTCGTTGCGTCACCCACCCACTGATTGCCGTCGCCGTAAAAATGAATTGCTGGTACGGGAGGACTGAACCAACCAGAATGGTGATTGTCGTTCCGTAATCATCCTGGCTCGACACGGTGACACCTGCCGGAAACGTACCGGGTGCTGGCGAGATGGTCCACGTGATGGGGCCCGTATTCGTAGGTGATTTATCCTGTGTGATTGTGAACGACTGATTGATGACCGTCGTGTTGAGAATGAGATTTCCCGGATTTGAAAGTACGGGTTGCGTACCCGCGCCGAGCGTGATTGTGAGTGACGTGGGTGTTCCAACCGAGTTGGTCGCCGTCACCGTGAACGGTTGACTCGGAACAACCAGGCCGCGTGCCACCTGGAACGTGATACCGGTTGAGCTCGAACTGACAAACGTGAGATTTGTCGGCAGGATGTACGACCATGCGATCGTACCCGTATTGACCGCCGACTGTACGATCGTAAACTGTGCCGATGCCGATGCAGTGTTGAGGAGACGATCGATCGATACGAGCACGGTTTTCGTCGCCGCACCGAGCTGAAACGTCAGGACGGTCGATACACCGCCCAGATTGGTCGCCGTGACCGTGATTGTCTGGAGGGGGATCACTGACCCGGCTGCGAGCGTAAATGACGCGGCACCGTTCGTCGTCGTGACGGAGAGACCGGTCGGCAGGGTTGAAAATGTCCATGTGATTCCGCCGGTGAAGGCGTCAACGACCGCCTGAGACACCTCGAATGTTTTGACGCTCGATGAATCCAATGACGTGACCGGTACGGCTGATACGAGCGTCAATACCGGTTTTACGCCCGCGCCGTACGTAAAAGTCTGACTCGTCGGAGTCTTGAGAACGTTCGACGCAGTGATTGTGATGGGCGTCGGTGCGACGACCGTCTCGACCAAGACTGAAAAAATGATACGAGTCGTCGCGTTCGATGTGAACGCAACACCGGGTGGTAGGGTCGAGTAGGCCCACAGGATAGGTCCAGTCCCGTTGGCCGTCTGGGCAACCGTAAACGTGTTTGCGTTCGTCGTGTCGATCGCAATGTTTGGCGTCGTGAGGAGTGCGCGAGACGCCGCAAGCAAGTTGAAACTTTTCGACGATTGACCCCCGTTACCCGATGCCGTAATGATAAACGGTCGGTTTTCAAGCAGAGTTCCCGTCGCAATGACGAATGATGCGCCGAGTTGCGTCGAACCCGTGAACGTCACGCCGGGCGGCAGAGGCGCTTTGTAGGACCATTCGACCGTGCCGACCGACGCCTGTTGGTTCGACTGTGGAACTGTAAATGCAGAGCCGGTCGTCGTATCAAACTGGATCGACAAAAAGAGATATTTGGTTCGTAGGTAATTTTCGACGCTCGCAAGTTCAGCATCCGTGAGGATCCGGTTGTACACGAGGACTTCGGCGACGGCCCATGTCGAATATTCAGCCGTCTTGAGGCCATAGTTGAGCCCGATTCGACCATAGCCCGGGGATCCCGCCGTCCCGGTCGTGAAATCGACGCTCTGGGCGCGATACTTGTTGCGTTGGTCCGACGAGACGACCCACCTGTAGTTGTACAAGTCGGAAGCCGACTGGGTAATGTACCCGTTGTGGAATGCGACGCCCGCCTTTCCGTTGATAAAGCCCGAAGCCCAGTCATTCGTGACGCCTTGGAAAATGCGCTGCTTGACGCCGTTGTTGTACTTGGCCAAGTGGATAAAGGTGTACCCGGCCGAATTGACAATCGCCGCCGGGAATCGAATCCCGGCTGTCGTCGCGCCGAACAAAAACCCGTTGACCGAGTCGTAGTTGATCGTACCACGGACATCTTCGGGCGACGTGTTGTTTCCATTGCCCGATCGATCCAGCCACACTTGAAGGGCGTTGTTCCAACTCGCCGCATCGTACTGAGCAATGAGACCGTTCGTCACGGGGAGAGACACGTATGTACTCGCGGCTGGTAGAGAAGCCGACGAACCTGAACTAATGGCAAACGTCGCATTGGCTGTCGTTGCATCCTCGAGCGTCGCTCGGACACTCATGGAGGATTTATTGTTTACAAACGAGGGAAACGCCGTGAATGTGATACCTGTATCGTCCGATGTAGTGAACTGAATACCTGGTGGGACGCCGGCTGACGCCCATGAAACTCCAGACACGGGAGACAATGCGGCGAGAGATATTGTAAATGACGCAGGTTGATTGATCGCATTGACAAACAGTGGCATCTATTACTTCATCGAGAAATGTTTCTTGCAGAACCCCCCACATGTCGCCCCAAACGGGCACTGCCTACCTTCGAGCGTCCGCGCATTGCACTGTGGTCCCTTGGCCGCCGATTTCCGCTTCTTGGCCCCTGCAGCAGTGGCGGCTACGGTCGCGCAATCATTCGACTTGGGTGCGACGTAATCGCACATCACGGTCGTACGCCGCGCCGCCTTGATCTTCTCGCTCGTCTCGCGAAACTTGGCAATTGTGGCGGCGAGCTTTGCATCCATGTTTGTGCGAGTCGCGATTCGGGCAGCCTTTAGTTCCTCCTCGAAGGGCATGGGGGGTGTACCGAGGGGGTCGCGTGTACTTGACCCGTGTGGACAAAACCTACTTTTGAACGAGCCGGAGACCCTGAAATCCGTGACGCAGCACGTTATCGTTGTAGTGTTTCCAGTGCGGAAATACGTCAGTGTCGAGGTATGCCGCCGCGTGATACAGCTGACCGTCAAACGTGCACAGCTCGAGCGAGTTGTCGATCGTCGTCTCTGGAATGTACGGCGACGTGTACTTGTAGACAAAGTCGGGTGCGTCGAGAATACCCACCAGGACGTTACACGTGCCGGGCACGCACACAAAGTTGAAGCGCCGGTACGTCTCGGCAAACTCGGCCGGCACCTTGACGATCGGGATGCACCCACACGCAATCGCCTCGTACACCTTGGAACAATCCATACCGAGTCCCATGGGACAGTACACGTACCGGTACGACGCCATGGTGTTTGCATAGTCGTCGAGCGGGATGCGTTTCGAGTTTGGAAGGCTTTCACGTTCGGGTCGATTCCACTCGACCGAGAAGGAGTAAAACACGTCATCCTTTTTGGGAATCTTTTTGAGTCGATCGGCATTTTTCAGGTAATAATCAATGACGTGATCGTAGAGACCATACTCGAGGTGGGTCAACTTGGGATGACTCAGCGTCGTGTTCATCGCCGACCACGACAGAATCATCGGATCCTCGATAATCTGGACAAACTCTTCCTTTCGGAAGAACAGTTCAATCGGGTAATCGGTAAACCCCGTGATGAGGTGACACGGTTTATCGATCCGGACGGTTGAAAAAAAGAGTTGAAGATGGTTGGTCCGAATCGCGATACGGTCCCCAGCCTCATATGAGAATGGTCGGAGCGGTACGAAGATCGCCTGGCATGACCGCAAGATGTTGGAGTGCGTGGTGTACATCCTTTCATTGTACTGCGCGCTTCTCCTTAAAAAAGGCCATGTAATATTCGCCCGCCTCGGATGGGTCGCGTTCTACGACCGTGTCGTCGTCGACGTACCGCCACACACCCTTGTGTTTGACGTAGGCGGCGTAGTGTCCGCCGCCGGTCGAGCCGTAATGAACCACGAGACCAAACAGCGAATGACCTGGAAGTTGTTGTGGGACGCGGACCACGTACTTGGCATCGTACTGATTAAATGACACGATGACTATAGACGGCCATTTGGACACGATCGTGCGCGTGACGGCCGCATTGTACTCTTCGCCGGCGTCGTCGATGTAGCCCGAGAACGCCTCGTACTTTTCACGACGCTGGAGCAACTCCTCGAGCGTCTGGTTCTGGGCCGTCGGACATACGACGACGGTTGTGATGTCATGTTCCTTCTTGGACACACCCTTTGGATACGTCACCTCTTGCGTCTCCGTGCCGTTGAAGATCGACTGGACGAATCCGACGCCGAGCGCGCGCTCAAACGTGTCGATCAGTGAGAGCACCACCTCTTGCACGTCGTGCGGGTGAAGATGAGCAAACGATGGGTACTTGGCAGTGAACGCCGTATGAAACGCGCGCGGATCAGCCTCCTCGCCTTTGCGCCACATGCTCGTCACGAGGCTCGAGTACTCGCGCGTCACGTCACAGGGGCCGTCATACGGCGTCTTAAGGAAACGGTTCGTCAGATCGGGGACGTGCGACAGACATTGGAGCGCCGAGTTTAGGTAGCACGTGTTACCCAGGTTTGCGAGCCCCTTTGGCATTTACTGTAGATGGACTCGGCACTTTTATCTGTACATGGTATATATGGGGAATGCCACTCGGCCGAGATCGCAGCCGAAACGGAGCAACAGAAACACAGAGGCAAACGAGGCGAATCTTCGCGCGCTCAACCGTATAAAGGCGAAACTGTTAAATCAGGTGAAAAATATGTACCGGGCACATAAAAACATTTCCAAAAAGATCAATGCGGGAAATGCAAATATAGGCGATCTCGCGACCATTAAATATGGTATTCCAGGGGCTATGCGTGATATTAAGAAGCAACTCGCTCTTATCAACAGTCGCGCGAGTGCAATCACTCGTCGCACTCTGGCGTACGCCTAAAGGCAACGCGCGTCGGAAGACCAAGTAGAACGCCATGGACGCCTTTTTCGATCGCTGGTCGGAGATTATCCGTGCCAACACCGGCACCGGTCGTGAGATTGAGATTCGATTCGGCAAGTTGAACCGCGGTTCGTTTGATACGAATGTCACCAAGGATACGTACGACAAGGTGCTTCGGCGCCTTCGCAAGTATGACGGCTGGGAGCACGTCGAAGAGACGGACACGAGCAATTTTTACTATGATGGCAACCGACGCGTCACCTATGACAATGTCAAGGGGGATATATCCGAGTGCGTCATCAAGCAGCGCGTGCTCGTCGATGACGTGTCGCTGAAGGGTGAACTCTTTGACGTTCGTCTCGGCGTGTCGACCGAGGCGCCGTGCGATCACGTCGAGGATGAAGAGTACACCAAGGTGCGCAACCGGAAACGCGTGTCGTTTCTGCGCAAAGATCTCCGGATCGACGTGACGGCCGTATCCGGGGATCCCGATGATCCCGACTCGGAGAATGAGACGGAGTACCAGATTGAGCTCGAGCTTTTGCGAGTTCCGGAGACGCGCCACGAGCTGTACAACATGGTCTACAAGGTGTTTGACGTGCTCAAGATTGCCCAGTAGCGCGCTACTGTCCAGTAACGATGTTAGGCGCTCGGGTACATTTTCTTGCCGCGCATGGTGTTGTACCAGTTCTTTGCTTTCACGGTCGCGTAGTTGTTTCCAAGGTATGCGCGCGCGAGTGCTTCCCGCTCTTCTTTTGGCAAGGTACTGAATACGCGTTTTCGCCCGTTACGTATGATGCGCTGGTTCAACGGGTCGTTGCTGAATGTATAGGTACGTCCATTCACTGTTACGTTTGCTGCACGGACTGGCGATGCTGACTTTACGGTCGCGCGGCTCTTTATCCGCTCGAAGAGGACCGCTTTGGTCATTGACGCGTTTGCCCCCGCATTGCCCAGATTGCGCGCCACGGCGACAAGTTGAGCGGCTGTCAGTTTTTTGTACGACTTGCCGTTCACCTTGTTGTTCTGGACCGTATGGTTGACGTTCCCTCCAGCCGCGCCGGCGTTCGGCGATCCGTTGTTATTCCGGCCGAAGATGTTCCGGCGGACGTGCAGCGGCATGTTGATCCCAGCCTCGTTGTACCGCTTGCGAGCAGTCGCATAGCCCGCCTTGAGATCCTTGGGCACCTTGTAAAAGTAGGGCTGCTTACCCGGTCCCGGTGCGACGTAGTGCCCGTTCTTCTTGGCGTTCCAGTTGGCGGCACGGTTCGCCCCCTTGGACGCGCCGTAAAACACAAACGCACTACCGAGCATGTTCTTCACGTACTGCGGCATGTTGATGCCCGCCTTTTCGTACGCCTTGGCAATCTTGGTGGCCGAGAGTGACATGTTCCCCTTGACGTTGTACAGACGCGGCTTGCCGTTCGGTCCCGGACGCACGTACTGTCCAGGCCCCGGTCGATGGTTATATCCGGTGACGGGCGGGTGACGCACGTTCAGTTTGTTGGTCGCCGCCTTGGCCGCCTTTTCATTCTTTGTAAGCATGCGTGCACCGCCGGCAAACCCGCCGACGACACGTCGACCCGCGATGTTCAGGTAGGATTCGCGCTTGAAAATGTCTGCGTGCGCAACCGTCTTGTTGAAGATCTCGGCAACCACCTTTTGTGCCTCGGCTGGCTTTGACGCACCAAACACCTGGATGAGGCCTGAAATGTAGACCATCAGCGTCATGGCGGGCGATTTCCACTTGATGACGATCCGAGACACCCCCAATTCGGGCTCATACTCGATGCTTCCTTTACTCGTGCTAATTTCACGCGCGAACGCCGCCGTGAACCGTTCCGGATTTATGAGACGGTTCACCTTGAGCCGGGCGTCAAACTTGGTCACGCGGGAATAACTTGCCGTGTCGAGAATGCCGGGCATGATGCGATCGAGCTGTGCGGCGACCCGCCCGGTCGTATTCGGCGCCGTGATCTGAACGGTGCCACCGGCATGGATCAGTGCAAACCCGGCGTTCGTCTTTACGTACCAGTGCTTGACGTCGTCGACGTTTCCGAGGATACCCGTCTTTGTGACGCGTGCGACGACG